AAAGGCTCAGGGCCACTTGCTCTTCCTCCAAATGTCTTCAACGGCGCACCAGCAGGGCGCACCTTAGATACATCCCATTGTGGTACCTTACCAGCCCACAAGAGACTCAGTAGCTCACGGTAGGCTGATGCCCAACCGATCTTGCTGTCGCTAACGATGATGGTCGTCGGTGTTTCATGCATCTCCTCTGACACCATGGGTAACTTAGCGACCTCGTCACGCTCACAGCTAAAGCCAACACCCGTGCCGCACATGAGGATGTACATTAGCTCGTCGAAGGCGCGTACCCTGTTCATCGCTAGGTAGCTACAGTTAAAGCCAGCTACATTGTCACGATCCAACGCATCTCCTGCACACATCAAGGCTCTCATTGAAGGCATGGTCTTTAGGTCGTGTATGGCGGTATGTAATTCATCATACAACTCACTGGTCAACACCTCTGGATACTTAGCCTGCCAGAAATCCATGTATCTACTAACTGTCTCCTCCCAATTCTCACGGCGCTGAAGCTCAGGAAGCCATCGAGCGTAACGGGATAGTGCTATAAAGTGTTGGTACTCATTCATGCTATTTGTTCCTCAGTTGATTTAGTTTTAACGTACAGTCCATCTTTCATTTCACCATCTCTTGCTGTGATCTTAGCGACTGCCTTCGATAAACAGGTCGTCGGATCAAGCCCCCAGAACTGTGCTTGTACAATGGCTGTTACCAGTACATCACCCAGCTCATCCTCCACTGCATCTCTATCCTCCATTGTGATTGCATGCTTTAGTTCATATACTTCTTCGACCATCTTGCCATTCTGTAGCAGGGCTGTTGATTTATTAAAGATACCCTTATCTAATGCCCAGTAGATAACCTTGTTGGCTGCATTGGTGAAAGATTGTACTCGAGTCGTACTCATCATTTGTCTTCCTCCGCTGCAATCATACGCTCCACAAACCACTGGATCTTCTTTAGATCATACATGACGGTGACGCTTTCTTTAGCACCTAAACGGTAACAAGCCTTGAAGATGTTACCCAAGCTAAAGCTCATGTCTCTATACTCGATCAGGTCTTGTAGCTGAGTGGCCCCCGATGGTAGCTTATACTGTGAATCAGTTGATCCCCCCTTGTGTTGATTCTCTAGTGCATCCTCTTCCGCAGACATACGCTCCCAGTTGTCTTGGTGGTCACGCATTAGGCGGTTCATTGTTTCTGCTCTTTGTATATTCATGTTCTATCTCCAGCGTTTGCGTAGTAATTGCATTTGTTCTTCATCGGTACCCACCATTTTCAGTGTACCCTTGCAGCCATCGACGCTCCAGTTGATACCCTTCGGGTCAGGCCAGTAGGACTCACTAAGAATGATTGCCAGTAGCTCCGCATATCTCAAGCAACTCTTAGAACTAAAGACTGCCAAGATTGTCCTGCTCTTAATGTTGGATAAGTCTTTCTTTACGTTCTTACTGCTTGAGGCGTAGCTCTCCCAGTCATTTAGCTTCCAGTCTGATCCAGCCTTGCGCCAGAATTGCTTACGTCCGATATAGAAGTCACCGTCCTTCATGTCAATCTGATAGATGAAACCAAGATGATCATTCATGTTACGACGAAAGTTAAAGCCCGTCTTGTTTACCCAATCAGGGATCTTACTCATCTGAATACTCCTCCGTTATATCAAATAGTTCATCAAACTTATCCTGTTCCTCAATCAGTCTATCTTCAAAGGCATCCATCAGTTCTTCCATTGTAATCTCTAGTACATCAACGAAAGTTTCTGGGTCACAACAGTGTTCCAAGCGTTCCTTAAAGTCTACAATATACATTAGAATAAAGCTCCTTCGCTTATTGTGGGTGCAGCCTCATAGACTCTTGGTTCTCTTGCAACGTAGGTCAGGTACTTGGGGCCAGTTGAATAGTAAAAAGTTCTCAGGTCAGGCCAACAGTGAGCCTTAAATTTACAGTAAGAACAATTGATTGATAACTTACGGTTACCACTCTTCCCATCAGGTACATCCTTGAAGCATCTCTCAGGCGCATCTGGTGATGCCACCACGTCCTTCAAATGTTTGATCCTATCTACCACACTGGGTGCTTCTGGTAGATCGCTTAGGCCGTACTGTAGAACCGTGAGGTGACCATGTTGCTTGTCCATTGCAAGCCAACCGAAGTCTGTCTCATCCAGCCCGTGAGCGTAGCCCTTGATCTGATCTATGTAACCAAACGGATCATCATACTTGAGGGTACCTTCCTTAAACTTCTTGAAACCAAAGGTCGATGCACTCTTAATGTCCATCAGCTTACCATCGATGAAGCAATCGATGTGGCCTTTGATCCCCTCAACCGTGACCTCTTCCTGCTCATGGGTCACCTCATGTCCTGAAGTTCTAATCAGGAAGATTAACATCTCTTCGATCAGGTGTCCATACATGAACTTAATCAGGGTAGGTGCTGTTAATTCCTCACCCTCCAATCGTTGTGCCTCATTCCAAAGGTATCGATCTCCCTTACCAATGTTACTCATTCGTAACCTTGGGTTTTGCTCTCGCTTCTCTGTGAATATATTACCAATCAAGGTCTTTACATTTTCTCCAAAGCGATCAACTTCTAATGCCAGGTTTACTTCCTCTGAAATATCTTTGTTCTTCATCAGGTCATAAATATCTTCAACTAACGTATCAATTTGTTTCATGTTTATATCCTTTATTAGCATACTATTATAGCACAAGTCAACCCTGCTTGCAAGGTATTAGTGGGTTTCTGACCAGTTATATCCGATCTTATATTCCCCATCGGTGGGTAGCCGAAATCCAAGTCTCTCTCCAGCGGCTCTCATACACTGAACCGCCAGCCTGCCAAACTTCTCGGCCTGATCTTCCCTAACCTCGGTCTGTATCTCATCATGGATGTTACCCACAAACCGATAGTCAATCCTTTGTTTAGTGGCATACTCATCTAGGATTACCAGTGCCTTCTTCATGACGATGGCACCAGCCGATTGCAATAGGGTATTGAGTGCGGCATGTGGTGAGCGCACCTCTATCTTACGACCATCAATTGATCTCAGGTAACCCTTCTGACAAGCTCTATCAACTTCTTCCCGTAAGGTGGCAAGGGCTGGGGTGTTATCAAGAAACTTCTTCTTAAGTTTACGTCCTGCGCCTGCACCTTTACCAACGATTGAACCTATCTTGGCATCGCCTGCCCCGTACAAGTAAGCGTACACGAAGGTTTTTGCGGTATCGCGAGAGTTTAATCCTGCTGCTTTCATGTTAGCCGTATGTATATCACCAAGTAATAGCTCTGCCGTATACCCCTCGTCATTCATGTAGTGAGCCAACATCCGAAGCTCAAGCCCTGATGCGTCCATACCAACCAACTTGTACCCCTTGGCGACAGTCCAACAAGCGCGACACTCATGCCCATAAGGACTCTTGGCTGAAGGAACCTGTGCTAAGTTGGGGCTGCTATGGGTCATCCTGTTTGTAACGGCACCAATGGGGTTGACGTAACCATGTACCCTGCCATCAGGCTTTATTGCATCTACCCATGATGTTACCTGTGCAATTAACTTCTGAATCAGTAGGTAATCAAAGATCAATGCGGCCTCTGGTATATTCGTTACACCCTTGAGTACACCCTCGTCAACCATGGGCTTGCCCGTTGGTGTGAATTCCAGTGGCTTCCATCCGAAATGAATGAGGTGCTTGGCTATCTGTGGTCTTGAACCCAAGTTAAACTCTGGGTAATCAACACGACTGAAGGGGCCAAGGGCCGTTGGGTAATCATCACCCAAGCAATTGAGTCCTACCTTTGACAGCTTGCCATCCTTGTTAATCTTGGGCGTGATCTCCTTGATGAACGTGGGTAGTGGACGGAAGACCTTGAGTACCTCATCCGTTAGGTTATTCTTTCGTTCACGTAACGTACCAAGTAACTCATATGCCTTGCCCTCATCTAACGTCCAGCCTGTTTTAATCTGCGTAGATATAATACCCTGTACTTGATACTCCAAATGCAAAGCCTGTGTTCCAAGACAGTGCTGTAGGGTAGTAGCTTTATATAATCTTCTAGTAACCTCAGTGTCTTGTATGCAATAAGATACCATCTCAGGCGTAAGTCTAGTCCAATCATTATAATCTCCTTTGGGGAATCCTAATCTAGTACCCCATGATGCAAGTGAATGTCCACCCTCGCGAGAAGGGTTATCGAGTCGTGACATGACCAGTGTATCCTCAATCTTAACACCAGAGAAGTCAATGTCTAACAAGCGTTCCAACACGGGTTGATCATAGCCAATCATGTTATGGCCTATGATTACATCACACGTATCAATGACGCACTGTATCTCTACCTTGGTGGGGTGTTCCAGTACCACCGTATCTCCGGTGTCAACATCATTAAAGACGGCACACCAGACCACGGTGGGGTCTAGCCCATCGGTTTCAATGTCTAGTATCATGTTAGACACTATATTTAACCCCAACCTTCTTTAACAAATCAGGCAACTCGCCATACCAGTACCACTTGTTCTTACCTTT